GTACGCTACCCAGACAGTTGCCACTAAATTAGAATTGTCAGGCTGGAAAATCCAAGACATTAGCGGCCAAAGCTTCTACCAGGCTTGCTCGGATCTTGCAAACGCTCTGGCACAAGGCACAATGGTTCATAGTGGGCAAGCAGACTTAGTACAGCACTTAAATAACTGTGCAGCCAAGACCAGTGATTTTGGTTTCAGAATCATCCGTAGAAAATCAGCTGGAGAAGTCACGGCGGCAATTAGCCTGGCTATGGTGGTTAGCCAATTAACCAAGCCACAACAAACAGCGCAAATCTTTGTCTAATTTGCACTATATGTCCGACTTATGGTATAAAATACCTATATGGGTCTATTGTCTGCTTTGGGTATAACCAATAATAAAACTGTCCAAGCGCAATACGCCCCTGCCGTTATGGGCGATAACAGTCTCCAATTTGGTTACAACACATTTGGATTTGGCCCAATGGATCGCACACTTGCAACCCAAGTGCCAGCAGTTAATCGCTGCCTAAATTTAATTAAAGGTGTTATTGGCTATTTACCTTTAGAGCTGTATAAAAAATCTACAGGCGAAAAATTAGGCAAGCCATTATGGTTAGAGCAACCAGATATCAGACAACCACGATCTGTCACGATTAGCTGGACTGTGGACTCACTTGTATTTTTTGGTCAAGCCTTCTGGAGAGTTACAGAAGTTTATGCAGATGATCTACGCCCTGCTAGATTTGAATGGATCGCTAATAATCGAGTGGTTGCACAAACAAATCAATTAGGTACAGAAGTTTTATATTACACAGTAGATGGCGCTAAAGTGCCTATGGTTGGCGTAGGATCTTTAGTAACATTTCAAGGATTAACACAAGGCGTATTACAAACAGCAGGTCGCACAATACAGTCAGCATTAGATTTGGAAAAAGCCAGTGCAGTTGCATCACAAACACCAATGGCTACAGGATTTATTAAAAACACTGGTGCAGATATGCCAGAGTCACAAGTTCAAGCATTATTAGCAGCCTGGAAATCAGCACGTCAAAATAAAGCAACAGCATACCTAACTAGCACATTAAGTTATGAAACTGTTGGATATTCACCTAAAGATATGATGTACTCAGAGGCACAGCAATACTTAGCAACGCAAATCGCTAGGGCTATGAACGTGCCAGCGTATTACATAAGTGCCGATATGAATAATTCTATGACCTATCAAAATATACTTGATGGCCGTAAAGAATTTGTTGCCTATTCACTACAGCCATACATTTGTGCTATAGAAGATCGCCTATCAATGGATGATATAACCCCACGTGGCCACGTAGTTAAGTTTGCACTAGAAGAATCGTTTTTAAGAGCCGACACAATGAAGCGCTTAGAAGCAATAGAGAAAATGTTGTCACTAGGTTTAATAGATGTAGAGCAAGCCAAAGAGATGGAACAAATGACACCTAACGGAAATGAGGACGCTGATGTTACTTACCTTCAGTAGCCATATAGAAAGCGCAGATAATGAGCGCAGAGTAATTGCAGGTAAAATAGTGCCATACGAAGCTGTAGGTAATACTAGCGCTGGCCCTGTTGTGTTTGCTAAAGACTCTATAGAAATTGGCGACCCAGGCAAGATTAAAATGCTATTGCAGCACGAGGCAAGCAAACCTATTGGCCGCATGATGAAATTTAATAAAGCAGAAGATGGAATTTACGCATCATTTAAGATAAGCAACTCGATGCAAGGTCAAGATGCATTAACACTTGCAAGCGAAGCATTGATCGATGGCTTGTCTGTTGGTGTAGAAGTAACTAAATCAATGCAGAAAAAAGATTACATCTATGTAACTAAGGCAACACTTAAAGAAGTTAGCCTAGTCGAGTCACCAGCATTTACGGAAGCACAAGTAACTAAAGTTGCCGCTAGCGAAGGCGAAGCGGATGCAACAAATCAACCAACTACGGAAAGTGAGGCTATAGTGGAAAACACCACCGAGCCAACAGCAACACCAGTGGTCGAGACTGCTCCAGTAGAAGCCGCACGCCCTACAATTAGTGCATCCTTCTATACAGAGCCACGCTCACCAATCAGAACACAAGCACACATGCTAGAACACAGCATCAAAGCAAAATTAGGTAACCACGAATCAGCACAGTGGGTTATGAAGGCAGAAGCAGATGTAGCAAAGTATTTAACTGCTGCCGATGACTCATTCACAACTAACCCAGCATTTAATCCAACACAGTTCGTACCTACAGTAGTAGATACACTTATTGGATCACGCCCAGCTGTAGATGCAATCGGTACACGCGCACTACCAGCAGCAGGTATGACAATCTCAGTACCAAAGATCACAACATCTGGCACAGTTGCAGAGACAGCAGAAGCTGCTGCACCATCTGAGACAGGCATTGTATCTTCATACGTAAACTTGACAGTGAAGAAATACGCTGGACTACAACGCTACAGTTTAGAAGTTCTAGAGCGCAGCTCACCTGACTTTTTCCAGGCTATGTTGGAAAATATGACCCGAGCTTATAATAAGGCAACAGATGCAGCAGTAATTGCAGCATTAACAGCAGGTGGCGCACAAGCTAACCCACAAGCTGCAACATCTAATGGGCTTATTGCCTACGTAGCAGAGCAAGCACCAGCTGCATATCTTGCAACAGGTGAGCTAGCAACTGCATACATCGCAGGCACAGGTCAGTGGAATTTGTTAATTGGTGCTAAAGACACAACTGATCGCCCAATTTACACAGCATCACAACCAATGAATGCAGCAGGACAAGCATCACCACGATCACTACGTGGCAACGTATTAGGTCTTGATCTATACGTAGATCCAAATGCTGTATCAACAGTAATCGATGAGTCAGCGTTTATCGTTGTACCATCAGCAGTATCAATTTACGAGTCACCAATCCTACGCCTATCAACAAACATCCCAACTTCAGGCGAGATCGAGACATCACTATATGGCTATATGGCCGTTGGTGTATTAGTACAAGGTGGAGTCCGCCGTTTCAACCTAACCTAATAAGTTAGTTAATTTAATAATCCTCTGGGGTTTAGTAGCCCTAGCCCCAGGGGAGCTTTTATAGATAAGGAGTAGAGATGCCAGCCACGTATGTAACCGAAGCTGAGTTACGCAGCAATTTAGGTATTGGTTCTCTTTATACATCCGCAACGGTTGAAGAATGCTGTCAAACAGCACAAGATTTATTAGATCAATACCTTTGGTATAACGAAGCACCAGTAGTCGGTGCAAGTCTAAACAATAACGTTGCTACTTTAGTGTTAGCAAATCCTGGCATATTTGTAACAGGTCAAACTATTAGCGTAGACAACTGTGGCAGCATTTATGGCGGCTCACACGTTATTACTGGATCATTTCCAGGCACAACCACACCAGTATCAATCGGCACAGCGTTTTTAACTAACTTAGCATTTACAAATTATCCATCTGGTTATTCATTTATTCAATTTACTAAAGTACACGCAAACGATCCATTCCATAGAATTATCCCTAGCGGCAAAGTTATAGGCCCAGATAAAAAAGACACAGCTTACAGTGCGACCCCAGCCATAAGAGAAGCGGCGATGATAATTGCCGTAGATGTCTGGCAAGCCAGGCAGGTCAGCCAGACTGGTGGGGTAGGTATGGATGGGATCAGTGCCAGCCCTTATCGGATGGGTTATCAGCTGATTAACCGAGTGCGTGGTCTCATCCAGCCTTATTCAAATCCTAATTCTTTGGTTGGCTAATGGCAGCGATTTCCACACTACGTGGCACGCTAGCCACAGCTTTAACAAACAATGGAGTCTGGTCTACCTTTAGTTTTCCACCTGCAACTCTATTGGCTAACAGTGTTGTGGTTACTCCTGGCGATCCTTACATTACGCCTAACAATAACAGCCAGACAGCTATTGCACCTTTGGCTAATTTTAAGATTTTAATGACTACACCTGCATTTGACAATCAGGGCAACCTAAAAGGTATGGAAGATTTTATAGTAGCAGTAGTAACTAAATTAGCGGCATCAGCCCTGGTTTACAACATATCAAGTGTCTCCGCTCCAGCTATAACCAATGCAGCTAGTGGAGATTTATTAACATCAGAAATAACTGTATCAATCCTAACGAGCTGGAGTTAAACAATGGCAAACACAGAAGACTTAGCCTTCTTAATCAAGACAGGCCAAATTAAAGATGCACCAAAACCAACTGCACAAACTAAGAAAGACGAGGAATAACAATGGCAATATACTTAAATAATAACGTTGGTGTTAAGTTGGCTACTAATGCTGCACCAACCACACCATCAATCGACATTAGCTCATACGTGACTAATGCTGTAATTAACCAAATCGTAGATGAGTTAGAGGTAACTGCTATGGGCGACACAGCTCATAAGTTTGTTGCTGGCCTACAATCAGGCACATTTACTATCGACTTTATCAATGACTGGGCAGCTGGTCAGGTAAATGAGACACTTAGCGCAGCCTTTGGCAAGACCCTCTCAGTATCAGTAATTACTGTTAAGGGCACTGCCGTATCAGCAACCAACCCTACTTACCAATTTTCAATCTTGGTAAATAACTTGACCCCAATCGGTCAAGGCGGCGTGGCTGAGGTTGCAACATCAAGTCTGTCCTTTACAGTAAACTCCGCAATAACAGTGTCACCATCGGTGGCATTCTAACTAAGGAGTAATAATGGCAAAGCTAAAGATAACAAGGGCTAATGGTGAAGTATCAGAGCATAAGATAACACCAGGTGTCGAGTACGCTTTTGAATTAAAACGAGGTATGGGAATTAGCAAGGCCTTGCGTGAAGATGAAAAGCATTCAGATTTATATTGGCTAGCTTGGGAATGTTTACGCAAGGCTGGCGGTCAGGTATCTCTATCGTTTGAAGAGTTTTTAGACACTTTAGACGATGTTGAGGTAATAGACGACCAAAAAAAATAGCACAGCGGGATTCAATCCTTTACAGCATCGCACAGCTGAGTGTAGAGACTGGGATACCGCCTAAAGAGTTTATTGATATGGATAGCGAAATGTATGCCGCAATCATACAAGTCCTAACCGATAGAGCTAAGGAGATCCGAAATGCCAGTCGTAGTAAACGGCGTTAAGCAACTCCAAAAAGCTATGAGAGAAGTAGAGCCAGAGCTTAATAAGCAGATGGCTAAAGATATTAAGACAGCGATGCTTATTGTCCGAGATAAAGCACGTGGCTATTTACCAAAACAAAGTGAAGTATTAAGCGGCTGGGGCAAAGGCACATCATCTAGTGAGACTATTAACTATCGGGCATTTCCAGCCTATGATTATTCACTAGCAAAAAGTTTAATTAAATACAATGCTGGCACAAATAGGCGCAATCGCAGTGGTTTTGCAGCTGCATTCTATGTAGCCAACATATCTGCACCTGGCGCAATCTTTGAAACCGCTGGTCGTAAAAATCGCAGAGGCGCACCCAATTCACAAAGTCTTAATCCTAATGCTGGCATTCAATTTATAGAATCTGCTGAATCAATTAGCCAGATGAAAGGCGAAGGCAAGCAGCGAGGTCGCTTAATTTATAGAGCTTGGTTTGAAGAATCTAACAAGGTTATTCCTGCCGTAGTCAAAGCTATTAATACAGTTGCCACAGACTTTAAAAATAAAACTCAACTACGCAAGGCAGCATAGTGGCCAATTTAATTGTAAGCGCAGTCAGCACCTTTGATAATAAAGGATTAAGAAAAGGCAAAAAAGAATTAACGGCCTTTGAACAAACAGTCAATAAACTAGGCAAGACTTTTGCTAGCGTATTTGCAGCTCAAAAATTACTAGCATTTAGCAAAAGGGCCGTTACTGCATTTATGGAAGATGAGAAGGCCGCCAAATCTTTAGAAATACAATTACGTAACACAGGCAACGCCTTTGCAGTTCCGTCTGTTGAATACTACATAGCCAACCTACAGAAAGTAACTGGCGTATTAGATGATCAATTACGCCCAGCATTCCAGCAATTATTAACTGTTACAGGATCTATCACTAAAAGCCAAGAAGCATTAAACACTGCATTAAATGTAAGCGCCGCTACAGGTCGATCTTTAACAGAGGTAAGCGCAGCATTAACACGTGGATTTTCAGGCAACACAGCAGGGCTTAGCAGATTAGGCGCAGGTATAAGCAAAGCCACGCTAAAAACTGGCGATATGGATAAGATTTTAGGTGAACTTAATAATAAGTTTTCTGGTCAAGCACAAGCTAGATTAACTACTTATGCTGGCAAAATGGATCTACTGACTGTCGCAGCTGAAGATGCTAGAGAGACAATCGGCAAAGGCTTATTAGATGCCATATCTTTAATTGGTAAAGACACAGGGATTACAACCGCTACTGACTCTATGAAAAACTTTGCACAAAGCACAGCAGATGCCATTGTGGGTGTAGGAGTTTTAATTTCTAAGTTAAAACAAATGGGCGATGGAAAAGTCGGCACATTTTTATTTGATGTTAAAAACATTCCAGTATTAGGTGCTTACCTTGCAGGTTTTGCAGAAATAGGCGCAGCACAAAGAAACAAACCTACTTCTAACTTTACTTATGAATTAGGCTCTAGCGCTACTAGAGATATTGAGCGTGTTAAAGAAATTACTAGGTTAAAAACTTCTAACAAATTACGCCAAGATGAAATTAATAAATTAAAAACTAAGTCAGAGATAGATAAACTTGGTGAGAAGTTTGACCTAGAGCGCATAGGATTATTAAAAGCGCTTGGTGAGGCTACCGATGCCGAGACTAAATTACGCCTAAACGCTAAATTGGCTATACTAGACAATAACGAAGCTTTAGCTAAGAAGTATCTAGCCGAGATGGAAGCTGCTAAAAGCGCTTTAAAATTAAGCACAGAATTATCAAGCACAGCCGATGCTATGGCTAAGTTAAGACTTGTCACTCAGGCCGATTACACCAAGCAAATGTATGCAGGCTCAGCCATCTATTACCAAGGAAACGTTGCACCTATCCCATCATCTGCCGCTAACGCTGCACCTACTGTAATTAACAATAATACTAATTTGACAGTAGAAGGCACAGTAATCTCACAGGATGCAGTATTAACTACAGTGCAAGAAGCATTACAAAGATTACAAAAGCAAGGATCATCTATAACTGTTGCTGGGTCACTTTCATAATGGCAGTGCCAACAATAAACGCTGTTATTAACTTTAGCACTGGCCCAGCTTTTGCTCAGGCGTTTTTAATTGATTCAGGTATATTGGGCACTAACGTATTGGCAGATGGCGCAGCTGTTATTGTTGATGTATCTAATCAAATTAACTACATACAAACACAGTCAGGCCGTAGCGCATTAGCAGATTTATTCCAGACTGGTACTTGCACCTTACGCATAGTAGATCAAAATGGTGATTTCAATCCGACTAACCCAACAGGCCCTTATTATGGATTATTAACACCTATGAAAAAGGTGCAGATAACTGCTACCTTTAACAATGTTACGTATCCTATATTTTCAGGCTTTATAACATCCTATGTAAACACACAACCTAAAGATGCTACAGAGGTTGCCTATACAACTATCACAGCTGTAGATGCTATGAGGCTTGCACAGAATGCACAGATAAGCACGGTTACAGGTGCTACTGCTGGTGACTTGTCTGGCACAAGAATTAACCAGATTTTAGATGAAATCGACTGGCCTGCAACAATGCGCCAAATAGATCCAGGTCAAACTACATTACAGGCAGACCCAGGCACTCCACGGACTTCATTAGGTGCGATGCAAATTGTGTCAGAATCCGAGTATGGCGCTATCTATGTTGATTTTGACGGCTCGTTTGTATTTAAGGATCGACTAACTGCCACAGCTTCTATTGGTGATACGCCTACAGTTTTTGCAGATGATGGCACTGGCATCCCATACGCTAACGCTCAATGGAAACTAAACGATGATCTTATTTTTAACTCAGCCACAGTAACTAGATCAGGCGGTAGTCCACAGACAGCCATTAATCAGCCATCTATTGACAAATACTTTATCCATAGTTATAACCTACAAGACCTGCTAATGCAGACCGATGCTGTAGCCCTAGATTATGCCAGAGCTTATGTAGCCAGCAGGGCTGAGACTACGATCCGATGCGATGCTATTGAGCTCGACCTACACACACCTAACTACGATACAGGCATAGTTGCAGCTCTAAACTTGGATTTTTTTGACCCAATTACAGTAATTACAACCCAGCCTGGTGGGTCTAAGCTGGAGAAAACCTTGCAGATATTTGGCGTAGCCAACACCATCACACCTAATAGCTTTAAAGTGGTGTTTACAACGCTAGAACCTGTCATAGATGGGTTTATAATAGGCAACATAGATTATGGTGTCTTAGACCAAAACGTCTTATCTTATTAAGGAGATATAATGCCAACTTTTCCAGGCAATACTGGTGACGTAGTTACATCCGCTATGTGGAATGGACTACCAGCCTTTACAGTACAAACTGCCAAAACAGCAGATTACACAGCTGCAAGCGGTGATGAGTACCAGCAATTAATCCCAATGAATAAAGCCTCAGCTGGTGAGTTTTTAATCCCAACCGATGCCACTTACAATTTTCCAGTAGGCACAGTTATTACAGTATTAAATCAAGCAACAAACGCAGTAACTATTAAAGCAGTAACTGCTGGTACAACTACAGTATTAAGTGCTGGTGCGACTGCTGCTCAACCAAGCCTTGCGCAATACAAATCAGCGGCTTGTATCAAAACGGCTGCTAACGTTTGGTATGTAGTAGGGGCTATTGCATAATGATTGGTAATTTAACTGCCGCTAATTTAGCGCCTACCTTCAAAGCTCCTTTAGTTGTCAATTATTTAGTTGTAGCTGGCGGCGGTGGTGGTAGCGGTGATGGTACTGCAACGGCTGGTGCAGGTGGTGGTGCTGGTGGTTTAAGAAGCACTGTTACTGCAACAGGCGGCGGTGGCACGTTAGAATCTGCATTGAGTTTAACTGCTAGCACAAATTACACAGTGACAGTTGGTGCTGGTGGTACTGGATCAACCTCAAGTACAAATAACGGCAGTAATGGCTCCAATTCAGTATTTTCAACAATTACATCTACTGGTGGGGGTAAAGCTGGTTATACCCAAGCTACAAATGGTTCAAGTGGTGGTTCAGGCGGTGGTGGTAATTTTGAGCCATCTACTGGTGGTGCTGGCACTGCTAACCAAGGTTATGCAGGTGGAGCAGGAATAAATGGAACTAATCGAGGCGGTGGCGGTGGCGGTGGCGCAAGTGCCGTAGGTGCAAACGCAGCATCAACAACTGGTGGTAATGGTGGAAATGGAGTTGCAACATCAATTACAGGATCATCCGTCACTTATGCTGGCGGTGGCGGTGGCGGCACATACGCAGGTGGAACATCTGGAACAGGTGGTTCAGGTGGCGGTGGTAATGCTGGTGCAGCTGGTGCAGCAAATAATGGTATTGCAGGTACAGCAAATACTGGTGGCGGTGGTGGTGGAGCAAGCGTTGCAGCATTTCCTTCATTTGCTAATGGCGCTAATGGTGGTTCAGGAATAGTTATTCTTAAATATCCAGCTGCTTACACAATTTCAAACCCTGGCGGTGGATTAACCTTTTCAACAGCTACAAGCGGTTCAGATAAAATTACAAGTTTTACTGCTGGCACAGGAAATGTGAGTTGGGCATAATGGCACATTACGCATTTTTAGATAAAAATAACATAGTAACCGAAGTTATTGTCGGTATTGATGAAACTGAGTTAATAAATGGTTTAGATACAGAAACTTGGTATGGCAATTTTAGAGGTCAAGTTTGTAAACGCACTTCATATAATGGCAACATACGCAAAAATTATGCAGGCATCGGATACACCTATGATGCAGTTAGAGATGCTTTTATACCACCAGAGCCAATAGATGCTATTAGTTTTGATGAAAATACTTGTCAATGGATAGTGCCAGTCAAAGAGCCACCAAACAATGAAGCCTAAATTATGTGCAGCTGGCGTGCAGTTACGGAAGCAAGTTGATACCTGGTTTCCAGATAGGCGTACTGCCAGTGATGGGTGGGTGGGCGATAGCCGTCACGCCGCCAGAAAATCGGATCATAATCCAGACGAATTTGGGTGGGTCAGAGCAGTTGATATTGATTCTCGCCTTTGTGCATCCGAAGGGATCAGTGCTGATTTGGCTGACCAAATCCGAATCGCTGCGAAAACCGATCAACGTATATCTTACGTCATCCATAATGGAAAGATCGCCAGTAGGTTATTAGGTTGGCGCTGGCGTAAATATAAGGGCATAAATCCTCATACGAAACATTTGCACTGTAGCTTTACAAAACTAGGCGATCTCAATGGACAACCATTCGATATCCCATTACTAGGGGGCAAGATATGAAACTATCAAATAAACACAAGGCAGCAATTAAGTCATATTTAAGAGCTGTAGCAGCTAGTGGAATTACAGTGGCACTCGCTATTGTCGCTGATATTCACCCTGCTTATGCAACATTACTAGGTGCGATAATTGCACCAATAGTCAAAGCTGTTGATCCTACTTCTGGCACAGAAGCAGACTACGGCATCAATGCGAAATGACCCCTGGAGAGTGGGCTGGCTTTGGCGCTGGCGTTATCGCCGTGCTATCAGGCGTGCTAGTCGGATTACGTTTTTTAGTTAAAGGCTGGTTAAACGAGCTAAGGCCTAATGGTGGCCAAAGCATGAAGGATCAGATAACACGTTTAGAAAAGCGTGTCGATGATCTATTTGTGTTAATCAGTAAGTCATAATCTAGCCATGCCTAGCACACGTAAACGTAAGAAGATAAACAGGCGCAGAGTACGCAAGTCTCCTGAGCCATTATCTAAGCTAGAAGTATTTTATATTGCTAAACATGAGATGTTTAAGGCTGCACGCAAGGCAGGTTTTAGCGAATCTGTAGCCCTCTATCTAATGGATAGTCCAGAATCAATGCCAGACTGGGTAGTCGGCGATGACGGAATTATTCCACGTATCCCTACTCCAGATGAGGAAGAAGATTAAGCGCATAGCGTTTGTCAGCGATCTCCAAGTACCATATTTTAATGAAGCTATAGTTAAATCGGTTGGCCGTTTCTTGGCTAAATGGAAGCCACATCGCACTATCTGTATTGGTGATGAAATAGATTTACCACAGCTAGGTGGATTTAATGCTGGCACCATAGATGAGATGGTGGGCAATATAAATGATGATCGAAAACTCACCCAGGAAGTTTTAACCTATTTAGGAGTTACAGATATTGTGGGCAGTAATCATGGCATACGTTTGTATCGATCCATTAAGCGCAGGTTGCCTAGCTTCTTAAATCTGCCTGAAATGCAGTATGAACGTTTTATGGGCTACGACAAATTAGGCATCAAGTTTGCACCTAACGGCATCGACTGGGCACCAGGTTGGATTGCAGTACATGGCGACACATTCCCAATAAGTCAGGTACCTGGCCAAACGGCCTTAAATGGGGCTAGAAGGCATGGTAAGAGCGTTTTGTGTGGTCATACCCACAGACTAGGCCAATCGGCCTTTACAGAGGCATCTAGAGGCCAATTTGGGCGTACTATATGGGGCTATGAGATCGGATGTATGGTAGATTTAAGGTCTAGCGGTATGGCCTATACCAGAGGCTATGCCAACTGGCAGACAGGATTCGCAGTGGCCTACGTTAAAGACCGCAAAGTGCAAGTAACTAACATACCTGTCAGTATTGATGGCAGCTTTATCTTTGAGGGTAAAGTTTATGGGGCTTAACCATGATTACCCAGAGCGTACGATCGATGACCATATCGACGACCTTGAAGATATTAACGTTATCTAATCGTTATAATAAAACAGCCCTAAATAATCCACAAAGTCACCCACAGGTGCAACACTATGCCTGTGCCACAAAATATGTGCGCACAGATTGGGCTACAAATGACTATGGAAATTGCAGTTTATTTATTTATCGGCCTAAGCATGGCGTACTGGCTGGTGCTTATGCGTATTGATGACATGAAGCAAACCCATTACTGGCGAGGCCGTAAAGATGGCTGGGACATGCACAGACGTATGATCCAAAACAAAGTTAAAACCGATGAGGTATTTGACTATGACAAAAACTGAGAAGCTGCTGGCTAATGTTGTCGATCTGGTGCATACAAGGGGAGCGGTCTATGGTCACCCTTACACAAACCATAAAAGGATCAGTGAGTTGTGGTCGGCATATCTCGACCATCCAATTACGCCTAGTCAAGTCGCATTATGTATGGCGCTCGTCAAGGTTTCTAGGCTTACTGAGTCTCCAGGTCATGACGACTCGATCGTCGATGCACTTGCTTACATTTCGATATACAAGACAGTCCTCGAGGCAGAATCCGATGTTAACTTTACCTGGGGGGATGACTAATGGCATTTAATTTACAAGACTACGAGACAGTCGAAAGCCGACTAGAAAAATGGTGGAAGGATTATCCAGATGGAAGGGTACAAACTAAGCTCGAACAAGCCACGGACACTCGCTACATTGTCAGTGCTGAATTATTTAAGACAGAAGCCGATGCCAAACCATGTGCGACTGGGCTTGCTAGTGAAAGCGTTGCTGATAGGGGTGTCAATTCAACTTCTGCATTGGAGAATGCTGAGACTTCAGCGATCGGCAGAGCGCTTGCAAATGCAGGTTATGCAGCTAAGGGCAAGAGGGCTAGCCGAGAAGAAATGACAAAGGTAACAAATTATTCACCACCTGGTTCACGAGCCAGAGCGGTTGAAGATGTGTTACGACAGTCCTTTGCAGCGGATAAAAAAGAGCCAACAGTGTGGTCTATTGGCGATGCGGTTGAATCAATACCACAACCACCAAAAGTACAAGAATGCAGTCATGGCAAAATGATTCTGAGAGAGGGCACGGCAAAAACAGGCAAACCCTACTTTGGTTATGTATGCAGCGCACCTAAAGATCAGCAGTGTGAACCTAGATGGCACAAATTAACAGCTGCAGGATCTTGGTATTGGGATGGGGGTGAATGATGGGTTTTGTTGAGATTATTGATGGCAGTGGATACCTGGCCAGACTAGAAAACGACCAGGTAACCATAGAGCCAACCGATGACAAATGTATGGCCTGTAATGATGACAGGTTAATACATGATGGTAATTACTTAGTTTGTACTCAGTGCCATTGTAGGCAATAAGGATATTACCATAATGCACACACGATTTAAATGTAATGGCTGCAAACGTGACACGGAGTTTCTGTGGCTCGATCAGCTTGATACGCCTGAAGGCTTTAAGGCTTATCAGTGCATGGATTGTGGTTGTGTAGGCGTTAAAAATGTGGTAGAGGCTTTGCATATTCCAGACTCGGATATATGCAGATGTGATAAGTGTGGCAGTTGGAAGTTTGAAACCGTGGTCTGTCACACTTGTCTGATATTGGAGACTAAAGATGCCAACGTATGAATATAGCTGTAATGAATGTGGGACTCATGGATCAGTGCATAAATCTTATGATGATGAGATTGATGGTATGCGCTGCCCTAAATGTGATTTACAAATGACAAGAATTTACTCAGCGCCTGGGCTGATATTCAAAGGTGGTGGATGGGGCAAGAATGCCTGAAGCCACAGCTGAGGATTGGATTAAACAAAACAAATTGCGCCAAGAATGGTTGGCTGCTAATCCAGATGCTGATTACATAGGTTGGACTTCTATATGACGACACGCCGTCTGACCTGCGGTTTTGTTAATCGATTTGACATAGCATGCTAGGCTCTAGTGAAGCAGTGGCTCACAAAGCCACAAGGCGAGCCCGACAGGGAAAGCTCGCAAGGTGCTGGCTAGTTGGGATCGCTCTATTCATAGTTAATCTTTGCTTTGTAAAGACTGATTCCGTTGCAGCTAATAAACCAACACATTATAAGCAATACGCATTTATACAGCTTAATCACAGCTTTACTGAATTCTATTGTCTTGATGAGCTCTATCATCGTGAGAGTAGGTGGAACCCTAAAGCTAAGAATGGTAGTCACTATGGCATACCACAAGGTAAATCTAAGTGGCTTAGTACAGTCAACGGCTATAAGCAAGTAGAGTGGGGTATTAAATATAATTACAATAGATATGGGTCTATGTGTAAAGCATTAGATCACTTCAAGATTAAAGGATGGCATTGAGTAAGCGTGAGATAGGTAGTGGCAAATGGAAGAAGCTACGCATCACCATACTTGACAGAGATGGTTGGCTTTGCGCTGTGTGCAACAGACCTGCCCATACTGTCGATCACATCATACCTAGAGTTAAGGGTGGGGATATGTGGTCACCTGATAACTTGCAATCTATGTGTAAGAGCTGTAATAGCAGTAAAGGTGGCCGTTTTTTTAGCCACAAGGCGAC